TGGGTTGAAAGTTCCAACCATTGATGCCGCTTCTGTTTGCAATATGGTTTGCTACGGAGTTCGTTGTGCACATTGGTCTGATTGTTCAGCACGAAATCCTGAACATCAGAAACGTTTGGAAAAGATGGTGCAGAAATTGTATGCGCCCACCATTGTCCCTGGCTTGTTACCTTCGAGCAAGCTTCCAGAGAGTCTTTTAGGTAGGAAACAGTTACCTGGTATACTCCCTCCTCATTCGAGTGTTTTGAGGTTGTACGGAAATGGTGAGTTTCTCTTGCATTGCACTGTTGTTCAAGGTCGTGTTATGACCGTTGATCATGGTGTTTTAGATTGTCGTGAGTTGTCTGTTTTGGGTGGTCACACCCATTATCCTTTGGATAAGTCAACTTTGAGGACTCATACTTCTTATGAGCAAGGTGATTTGATTTCCTTTGCTCTTCCTAAGACAATGGTTGGGGTGAAATCTCTTGTTCCTGTTCGTGGAAGAATAGATGAGACTTTAACTCTTATTTTTCATGATCCCATTACTGGATTTAGTTCTGGTAAGTTTGTGGCTCCTGACGAACACACTTGTCCTTCAGTTGATGGCAATTGTGGTGCTCCATTATTGAATGAAGACTACAAGGTAGTTGGTATTCATAGAGCAGGAGGTTCTCATGAAAATGGATTTTTTTCATTTGATGATGCCCTTTTGGCTTCGTTTAAGGTGGATTTTCGTATGTCCCCCCAGTAATACGGGGGGTTGATGTTAATAAGAGTTTGCGCGCGCGTTTTCCCGAAAGGGTCGTGGCGGGCGTTCTCTCAAATGATCGACCTTCTTACCGGTATGTAAAATATTTATCCGGTTGTTCTCAAATGAAATTTGTTGGTAAAGTTAAGAGGTTTTGTAAAGATGGTTCTCGAAAAGACCTATCAGACCCTTATTTTGCCCGCTACTGCGGTTTAAAGTTTAATAAATCCGTGAGTGGTTTGTATACAAGCTATGGTTTGGCTCTTCCTAATAAGGAAGCTGGTTATCTTTCTCTTCGAAAGTATGATCGTCAACAACCATTTTTTGATCAAAAAGCGTTAACAAAAGCCTTGGATTGGACAAAGAAGCATTTTTCCGTTATGTTGAATTCGGATGTTTGGGATGATTTTGACAAAGTTAAGTCAGAGTTAAATCTTGATGCTTCTCCAGGTTTTCCTTGGACCTCCTTACCGGAGGTGAAAACCAAGCGTGCTTTTTATGATCTTCCAATTGCGAAGGAATTCCTTGATACCTATTGGAATGATCTGCTCAGCCCCAATGCTCCACCAGTTTTCTGGACCAACAATGTTAAGGAAGAAATGCGTAGTGTAGAAAAGCTAATTTTGAATAAGCTTCGTACGTATACAGGTTCCCCTGTTGAGCATGTTCATTCATGTGTTCGTTTGTTTGGTGACCAGAATGAAAAGTTTTATTCCACTGGTAATTCTGGTTTGCATTGGTCTTTTGTGGGAGGATCAAAAATGCGTAGGGGTTGGACAAAACTTTTCCGTCGTTTGTCTAAACACCCTAATTGTTTTGAATTGGATGAGAGTGAGTATGATTCCTCTCTTTGTCGTGAGTTGTTGTTTTTCATGGCAGATTTCCGTTTTTCTTGTTTGAAAAAATAGTTTCGAACTCCGGAAAATTATCGACGTATTATTAATTTGTACATTGAGATAGTTTATTCCGTTATT